ACGACGGTACAGGATTCCAAGTCTTAGCAACTTACTTGCAGCGAGCTGCTTAACAAAAAACTTCAAATAAAATCAAAAAAACAGTTGACATTTGTTCTTAAACCGAATATAATGGTACAGTAAATTGATAAAAGGATTAGTTATGAAAATTGAAAATGTTAAAGAAAAGATGGACGCGATTAGTGAAGCACAAGGTGCGATTGCCTCAGTTGAAAGCATTGCTTCTTACACTTTCAGTCCAGCCGTAAAACGAGCTCTTGCAGAGTTAAAAATGGATCTATTCGACATCTTAGATGCTGAAGATCCTATGAGTCAACCTGCAAATTTTTAAAAAAAACAGTTGACATTCGTTCTTAAACGATATATTATTATCTTATCAAATGAAAAACTAAGGAAACTATATTATGCATGAACTTGAAATGATAAATGGCGTAGCCCAAATGGCATATCGCGAATCCAATGGCCTACCTTGGCATGGCCTTGGTACTCCGGTATCGGACGACATGACTCCACGAGAAATGCAGGTTGCTGCAGGACTTGACTGGGAAGTTGAAAAGATCGATACTCTATTCCGTCACAAGGGTGACACACTTCCAACAGGTCAGCAAGCGTTGGTACGTTCTACCGATTCTAAAGTGTTGACACAGGTGGGTAAAGGCTGGAATCCAGTACAAAACTCTGAAGCTTTCGACTTCTTTACAGACTTCGTAAAAGCAGGCGACATGGTAATGGATACCGCTGGATCTCTTAAAGATGGACAAATCGTATGGGCATTGGCTGACGTTAAAGACGGCTTCTCATTGTTCAATGGTGATGAAGTGAAAGGTTATATGCTTTTCTCTAATCCACACCAGTACGGTAAAGCAATTGATGTTAAGTTTGTAATGGAACGAGTTGTTTGTAACAATACTTTGGCAGTAGCTCTTAGCGAGAAAAATCAGCCATCGATTCGAATCAATCACCGTTCTAAATTCAATGCCGACATTGTTAAAGAAGCACTTGGTTTATCTCACAATAAAGTTGAGAAATTCAAAGAAGCTGCTGAGTTCCTTGGCTCTAAGCAATACAAGGATCAACAAGCGCTTGAACGTTTCATGGCTAAAGTCTTTGGTGAGTCTTCTCGTGAAGATAAGACATTATCACGAACTGCTGAGCAAGCCATGCAATATGTTGAGAACCAACCAGGTGATCACTTCCGTCCAGGCTCATGGTGGAATGCATACAACGCAGTAACATACATGGCAGATCACAAGCTATGTCGTTCAGCGGATACTCGTATGGCGTCAGCATGGTTTGGTGGCAATGCAAATCGTAAAGTTAAAGCATTGGACATTGCAATTGAGATGGCAGAAGCTGCTTAATTCCCCCTCTATTGGGAGCCTTCGGGCTCCCTTTTTTACACCAACTTATAAAGGAGAATGTTGAGTGAAAATATTGATTTTTGGTTTGCCAGGTAGTGGGAAAACTACTTTAGCAAAACCACTGGCTGGACTTCTTGATGCAGTTCATATTAATGCAGATCAAGTTCGTAAGCATTACGATGATTGGGACTTTAGTCCTGAAGGTCGTATGAGACAAGCAAATCGTATGCGCCACTTAAGTGATGGTGCAGCATTAGCAGGTAAGATTGTTGTTACTGATTTTGTATGTCCTACTGAAGCAGCTCGAGAAGCCTTTGATCCAGACTTTACTGTTTGGATGGATACGATAGAAGAAGGCCGATTTGAAGATACAAATAAAATGTTTGTGCCACCAGAAAAAGTTGATTATCATGTATCCGAATGGTTTGAAGATACACCCTCAACTTTAATGCTAGTTGTCGCCACGTTCATGAAGCGAAACCCGCAGCTTGCGTTTACTTTGAACATTGAAAAATGACAGAGTCAGTAAGTAAGATTCGACATTTGACAAAAGCCGTAACATGGCGTATAATAGCTAGTATAACCACAGCAATTATTGCTTGGTATTTTGGCTTACCACCGAAAGCGGTTGGCATGGTATTTCTAGCAGATCTCGTTATTAAATTTGTTTTGTACTACGGCCATGAAAGATTGTGGTATAAGTATATTAGAATTGGTTTAAATAGGAGATAAAATGATAGAAAAAGAGTTTTTTGATTATCAGAAGCCCACAGCTCAAATGCTCGGGCGTTGGCAACCTTGGCATGATGGCCATACAGCACTGTTCAAACGTGCCTTAGAAGTCACTGGACAAGTTGCTATAATGGTTCGAGACGTAGGCGGTATAGTTGACAAAGATGCCGGTGGCGGAAGAACCCAAACACAAGATGATAATCCGTTTGGCGAGATTCAAGTAGTTGAAGCAATCGAGAATGGATTACGAAAAGAAGGATATGAAAATGGATATGAATATATTATTATCTGCGTTCCTAATATTGTGGATATCAGCTATGGTCGCGGTGTCGGCTACACATTTACAGAACATGACCTTGGGTCAGACATTCACGAAATTTCGGCAACGAAAATCAGGGCCCAACTTAGAGAAGCTGGGGAACTATAACATTAAAATACATGATGGAGATCAGAGCCATCACCGTAAGTATTCTGGCATGTATGAAGATTTGTGTCATTAACTAGGGAGATATATGAATAAGGATATAGAAAACGAATCTGTTTTAGAAAAACTGGCTGAAATGCATCCAATCAGACAGGCAGCTTATGCCTCAATAGTACAATTTGTCGTACTTGCGTTTATGTTTGGTGCTATGGCTTTAATTAATTTAATCGCAAGTACAACCTAACTGGAGTTATATTATGAGTGACGAAACACTACCAACAATTATTACCGAAAAGAATAGAACACAAATTCAAAATGCTTTGAAGGAAATGTCTAACTCGATGGTAAGAATTGAAGCTGAAAAAGACCATATGAAAGCAATTGCTGAGAAAATTCTCGAAGATTGTTTGGTCCCAAAGAAAGATTTCAATAAACTAGCACGTATCTATCATGCTTCTAACTTAGCTCAAGAAGCAGCTAAGAGTGAAGAGTTTATGCAATTTGCAGAAGCAGTATTAGAGCCTGTAAAAGGAATCGAGCAGCAAGTAGATTAATAGTCTATAGGTGATAAATAGAAGGAGGGCTTAGGCTCTCCTTTTTTTATTCATGGAGCTCAGATGAAATCTCAATACGAATATCGTGTTCAATACGAACAACAATACGTTCAAGAAGAAACCTTACCAGCTTTAAATACTCCCGAAGATCGTCACCATTATGCTATGTTCGTTAAGGGCAATGAGCATTTCGACAATGGTCGTACGTATGTGTATAAAGACGAGTTTGGAAAATATGTATCTTCTTTCGTAAGTCAGTATTCTGATATTATGGAAAAGAACCTTGAGCCAGGAGTTAAAGACGCAGTCCTTGCTTTACAGAAAAAAGGTTATCTAACGTTCACTAGTTGTCAAGGTCATGATGATTCTAAGCATCGATATATTGGTATAGTATTCAACACTAAAGAGCAAAAAGGCCAATTCATGCGTGAGATGAGGGATCTGAGGTGTGATATCTATTGGTATGATAATGTTATTAACACTGTTGAGAGACCTCGCAAGGAAGTACCTTGGTGGTCTGAAGGTGGCATTACTTTACACATTGTATATGACGATGATAATTATGAAAATTCATCTCAAATGGAAAAACGAGAAAAGCCATATACGGACGGAGAGCTAACTAAATTTTGGAATATTCAAACGTGTCGTAACTATCAGCACTATGAATGTATTGTATTCTCGTTTGGTTATCCCATGCTTGAAAAAAGCTTGTGGGAAAGAATAAAGAAAGCTCTATTCTACAATCACTATAAAGTCACTAGTGCATATCACGATTTCTGTAAAAAAGTCGATCGACTGACAGAATACTTAGCGTAACAAATCACACACATAAAAAAAGAGAGTTCCAAAGAACTCTCTAATCTTATTAATAATGGGGTGGTTTAACCCACCCTTCTTATTATATTTGCTTGCTAGCTTAGAATAAGTTAGCGATTGCAACTCTACGGTAGTATACGTTGCTGTTGGCATCCAATGCACCAGAACCTTGTGTGATTCCTTTAGCATATGGGTTAGAGACCATACCGTAACGGGTTTTGAAACCAATTTTCGGTTGGAAGCTATTCTCACCAACTGCACGAACCATTTGTAATGGAACGTATGGGCAATAGAAGATACCAGCATCGAAAGATGAAGAACCTTTATAGCCTACAACTAGGTAGTTTGCACCAGCATATGGATCGATATATACTTTGTAGCGACCGTTAAGTACACCAGCAAAAGTATTACCAGTATCATCTACTGAAAGAGCGTTGCTGTTAAGAGCAGGAGTGTAATCAAGTACACCGGCCATTTGCAATGCAGAAGCTACGTCTGAAGAACAAATTACGATGTTACCTTTACCACGTCTGGTTCCTTTTGCAATAGCGTTAGCTTCTTGCTCGATTTGGAACATTAAACCTTTGAACTTCTCTACTGACCAACGACCGTTTGCATCAACGTCTAAGTCGAATGTACCCGGAGCGGCGGTAGCAGTTGCACCAGCAACAGCATTTGAGTAGATTGTACGAACCAATTCTCTGTTGATCTCAACTAAGATTTCAGACTGGAGAATGTTGGCTAATTCAGTTTCAGCATCTAAGCCGTGAACTGCTTTAAGGTCCTGAGCAAGCTCAGTAGTGTATTCAGCTTTCAGAGCTCTTGACTTCGCAGCAACCGTAACTTTCTCGATTGAGAAGGCCATTTCGCCGAATGAAGTAGTTGGAGCAACTGGGTCACCAGCAGCACCGGTTCCGCCTACGATTGGGAGAGTTCCCAATGCTTCAGCATCGTCAGTGTCAAGGCCTACACCAGTAGTTTCTGAACCTTCGCCTAGTTTCGCGCTATGAGCACCTGTACCAGAGAAGTCAGTATCAGCTTCGTTGTAGAAAGCTTCGCCGCCAGCTTGGTTAGTGTAAGTTGAACGCATTGCAAAGATAAGTCCTGTTGGACCTGTCATTGGCTGTACACCAGCAATGTCGTATGCCATAAGATTAGGCATTGCACGACGTACTAATGAGATTAATACTGGATCGTAACCAGCAGTTGGACCAGCAGCAGTTGAAGCTGAACCGAAGCCGCCATCGCCTGTTACTGTAGTTTCGCTAAGAAGACCAGTCATAGAAGCAGAGATATCACCTGATTCTACGAGAGCCTTTTCTGTGTTTTCAAGAATTGTCGCAGTGACAGATTTCTTGTGTTGATCTGCAATTGGTGAAAAAGAGTCGTGCTCCAAAATGGGGCCCCACTTCTCCACAAGAGCTTGATAGTTTGACTGTGCCATAATTGTCTATCTCCTTGTTTAAATAAGTTCTATCTGGATCTATTTATAATATTATTGTTTTGGGTTATTTGTTTCTTGCGTTTAGAGACTCAACGAGAGCATTAATTGAAGAGTGATCAGAGACTGGTCTCTTAACCGCTGTTTCTTCAGTAATGATTTCTTGCTCTTCCTCAACTTCCTCAACTACAGTAGCTTTCTTAGCAAAGAAAGATTCCTTAAGTGTTGAAAGATCGGTTTTGTATTCCGCAATATCTTGTACGTCGAGTTTCTCAGAAAGAACTTTAAGTCTCTCACGCTGGGTGATAGTCAAGTCTTCGGTCATTTCGTCAAATACTCTATCTGCATTAAGTGATGCAATCTGCTTATGTAGTTCAACGTTTTCACTGATCTTTTCATTAGCAGTAGTCTTAAGTTCTTGAACTTCTTCTTCCAAGCCAGCAACTACGTCGATAGTTTCATCATCGACTTCGATGTTGTGCTCTTCGAATAATCCTTTAAGACCAGTCATTAATGACTCTGCCATTTCTACCTTAACGCCGGTTTCAATAGCAAGCTCGTTCTCTTTCATCCACTCTTCTACTACGTAGTCGAGATAAGAATCAAGATTTTCAACGATTTTTTCAACTGCAGTATCTACTGATTCTTTCATCTCTACTTCTAGAGCTTCAGTTTTCTCTGCAATTACAACTTCAGCTTTTGCAGTTGCTGCTTCATGAACAGCTGCTTCAAAGACTAATGTTACTTTTGATTTGAATTCTTCTGAGAGGTCCACGCCTTCGAACATAGCTTGGATTGATTCCTCAATTTCAACTACTTCTTCAACAACCGCTTCAGCATCAGCTTCTTCAGCTTCTTCTGCAACAGCGCCTTGGCCTGGAGTGACTTTGTCTACTTTGTCAGCTTTTGGATCTACTGATTTTTTGACATCTGCCTTTTTCTTCTTGATTTCGCCGCCTTCTGGAGATACGGTATCCTGCACTTCTGCTGCAGGAACAACGTCGCCACCAGATTTCTCAACGAACTTTTCGTCTAACTCATTTGACATATGTTCTACTCCTTTTAACTTAATTGGTTATTCTATATGTTTACTATTTATTAAAAAGTTATTTTCTAAGACCAGACACAAATCGCTCGAATAACGCAGCGGCTGTGCTTTCATCTACTCGACGAACTGTTCTTCTAACTTCTTTCTCTACTGTTTGCTGGATTTCTTCAATTACTTCTTCAACCGAAACGTCCTGAGGAAGCCAGTTACCTGAAGCAATATCGTAGAAATATTCCGCATTTTCCATAATGCCATTTACGAAACAATTCGGTCCAGATGGATCTGTTACAATATCAACAGTAGCTAAATGGAAATCGTTTTGTACTTCCATGATTCCGTCTTTGCCTTGCTTAACAGAACCAAGTCCTCTTGTAGATACACCAATAAGAACACCTTCGTCCATTAATGTTTTGACGATGTTACCCATCGGAGTACCTAAAATCTTTGCTTTGCCGGTAAAATTAGAGCCATCTTTTGACATTTCGGTGATAAGGTGTGATACTCTATCTCCGTTAATAGCTGGTCCATCGGGGTGTCCCAACTCACCAAGTGCTCTTTTAGTACCAATGAAATCTTTATTATAACGATTCATTTCTTTTTCTAGAACCGCAGAAGGATAAATGCGCCCGTTACGATTCTTGATATCTCCTTGCATGAAGATACCTTCAATGAAGTACGACTTTTCGCCAGTTTCTTCATTGAGATCTGTAATAACATTACATTCTTCTACAACTTCTGTAATAAGTTTCATTTTGTGCCTCTATCTTTATACTATTCAGTTATATTTATAATTCTTTTTATACTCTTGCGTCATAATATGTTTTACTTAACTCGCCGCGTTCTGCGGTTTCACCTGTTTTACGCACCTTTACGTATATTTCTTGTGCGGTTCCACCCGGTGGTGTAAAACTTCTTATGCCATTTGCCGTTGTTCCATTAGCATCTACATATGTACTTGCTGCTGTGGCGGCGTTATCATACTCCCAAATATGAGTATTGCTAACAGCGTGGTATGATCCAGGAACTTCTACCCAGGCCATTTTTACAACGCTTCTCTTGCAAATCCAAGGATTTCTTTAAATCCAGCTTCGTCTTTCATAGCTACTGCACCAAGTTTTCTGCGGTTTGTAGGTGAAAGATCTTTAAACATTTGAGTTAATAAGTCTGAGTCTTGCTTCTTAAGAACTACTGATTTACCATTTTTAAGTCTCAGCATACCAACTTTAAACTTGATATTTTCTTCTAACTCTTGGATAATAGATTCGTTTGTTTTGATTTTATCTTGTCCGTAATCGTCAGTATTTTTTACTTTAGTAGTTTTCATAACTGTACGAGTCTTACCATCTGGACCAGTCATTGTTACTGGCTTTTTAGTAGCAGACATAGTTGTTTCATGTACTTCAGGATGAATATCTTTTGCATCATCGTGTGAATCGTAATGTTTTGCTAAATACTTTTGAAGATCTTTTTTCTTACCAGTAGCACTGTGTGAATCGGCAGTACCTTTAGATTTCTTTAAAGTAATGTTATGCTTTTTAGCATTTGCATCATGATCGCCTGTATGATCGATATCAACGGTGTGAACCTTATTCATATCTTCGTCAAGTTCAAAAAGCGATTCATTTACTCTTTTAAGAACAGCTCTAACTTGTGGGTGATCTGAAATACCGGGCTTCATTTTATCCATTGCCTTTACAGCGCCAGACATGTTACCACCTTTGTATCTCTTATCAGTTGCAATACCAATTGCTTTTTTAACACTTAGCTTGTCTGCTTCATGCAATTCTGGATGTAGCTCTTTAGCATCATCGTGTGAATCATAGTGCTTAGCTAAATACTTGTGAAGATCTTTTTTCTTACCAGTAGCATTATGAGAATAATCGCCGGTTTTCTTTAAAGTAATATTGTGCTTCTTTGCATTAGCATCTTTACTGCCGTCGTGATCGATATCAACGGTGTGAACCTTATTCATATCTTCATCTAATTCTTCATTTGTTTTCTTTTTTTTACGAGCTCTGAGTGCTGCAAGATCCTTAGCATCGATGTCGCCATCTGAATCAGTATCAAGTTCTTTTTGACCACCTGATAATGCTTCGGTTTGAAGGTTAGCATGCAAAGTTTTAACCGCTTCATAAGCTGCAGTTAATTTGTTTTGATACCATTCTTTTGGATCACCGTTACCAAGAGAATCTTTAATTTCTGAAACAGCTTGACTGATAAAGTCTAATTGCTTTTCCATCATTGGAATTTCTTGAGAAGGATCTTCTTGAAGATTAGCTTCTTCTTCAAAGATACCTTTTGAATATGCTTTGTCGTAATTAGCATCGCCTTTCTGGTCAGCTTTACGCATGGCCTGAGGCTTTTGAATATCACCAGTGAATTGAGTATCCAACGCAACTGGGTGTGGCTTTACTTCGTAAGTATGTTGATCCTTAAAGGCTTGCTCTTCGTGAGCACCTTTTTCTTTTGGCTGTGCTACTTCCGAAATTATTTGTTTAAAGGACTTCATTTGAAATCTCCTAGATTTACTTTGATTTGATTATATTTATCCATTAACGACTTTTGAATCCTCTTCGCGATTCGTATCTTCATCATCTTCGCCACCATCTGGAGCATCTTCAGTTCCAGCTTCTGCGGCGATTTGTTTCTCCATATCTTTAATATCATCATCAGTCATACGAAGAACATTTTTACGAACCCATTCTCTTGAATAATATGTGCCGATATGCTCGTCAACTTCTCTTAGAGTTGTTAATCTTTCACGTGCAATTTCAGCTTCTTTCAATTCAGTAAAATAATTGTCTTTAATAAAGTCGTATCTTAAAGCTGGTTTTAATTCTGCAAATTCTTCTGGTGTCATAATACCTTTAAGAATAAGCTGCTTTTCTAAAATTTGAGTAAACAAAGATGAAAAGCGATTTCTTAAACGTTGAATAAATTTGCTAAACTTAAGTTCATCTCGAGTAATTTCAGAAACACGACCAAAAGAGTACATTGTTTCTGGTTCTAAACGTGATAGTGGAACCTTAAGCGATTTATATAGTTTACGCTGGAAGTACTGTAGGTTTTCATCATTAGTTAAACCTTGAGCATTACCACCTGCTAATGTATCCACTTCAGTAGTTCTCTCACCACCACGGCGAGGGAACCAAAAATCTTCTGTCATAGTCATCATCTTACGAGCATCTGTAATTTCACCAGTAGATGAATTATACTGTAGCTTGTTCTTGTGACGAACCATCATATCTCTTAAATATTGCTCGGCTTTAGACTTAGGTAAGTTACCGACATCAATATAAAAAATTCTTCTTTCAGGTGCTCTTGTTAAAGTATAGATGATTGTCGCATCTTCGAGCATCCTTAACTGGTTAATTGGCTTAATTGCTGCATGCAAATGTGATAAAACAAGAGCATTATTTTCACTCATTTGACCCGATGTAATACGGGCAATAGAGTCTTTTGCAATTTTATATCCCTGAGAACCAGAAGTTCCTGATCCTTTTTCGCTACCAAAACCATTTTCTGAATACATGTAGTACTCAGATTTAATCTTTTTAACTGGAACTCCGGAATGCTTATCCATATTTTTCTTATCCATTTCACGAATAAGTTTTAATTTACGTGGATCAACATAACGTAGCTCTTGAATACCGGTTTTAAGATCTTCTTCATTAATGATACAGTGATAATTAACTCTACCATCAATATAAAACTTTGAAAAAGTATCGTAGCCAGTATTAGAAAAATCCAATAGAGTAAGTACTTCTTGGAAAGTTTCTGAAACTCTATCCTTGACCTTATCTGGAAGATCTGAGTCGTCCATAACAATATCTACAACTTTGTCTGCTAAATCGACCGAAATTGCTTCATTAACGATTTCATCCACCGCTTGAGTAATTTCGGGATTCATGGCGAGACCACGATATTTTGTCACTAGCTCGGACTCAGTCTTAGCAGTACCTTCTAAATCTAGAATAGTACTATAGAATCCACCCACTGCGTTTCCAACGGTAATAGCACCGTCATCGTTCAATGGTTCAGCGAAAGAGACCGGAGCTACGATCTCTTCGCTTTCTCTGTTTATTTCAAACCCAAATAATTTCAATTTTCAATCCTCACATTATATAATAAATTATGTAGTTGGTACGCCAGTATTACCTTCAACTCTCCATAAATCGTACTGGAATGTAATACTAAATTCTTCAATAGAATCAGTAGCGGACCAATCCATTTGAATGCCATCAATAGCAATTGGGAACATGCCTTCAAAAATGTAAGTACGTAATACTGAACCATCTTTACTAAACTGAGTAATTTGACCGTTAGATTTGTACTGTTGAGGCAAGCCTCTTGAATTTGAATCATGAGAGTTGATGAAGTTCATCCACTCTTCCATTGCGTTTCTGATAGCAAAGTCTTCGTCATTGATTACGGTAACTGTCCAGTCCGCGAATATCCTATCACCGGCATATTTAACCTGTCGTCCAAAGTAGGGAACAGAATACTGCCCTACTGAAGACTCAGGGATTCCAGCTGCCCGTACCATAAATGGTACTTTAATGTCGGCAGTCTGATTAACCGGGTTGGTGATCTGACATTGGAAGAGCGTAGGACGTGCACCGCCACCAACTAGTTCTGATTTGAACTGATTAATGTTAAATGCCATGTGTTCTTCTCCTTTTAAGTATATTTATTACGCGATCTGACCAACAATTTCGTCAAACTCTACACCAGTTCTAGTTGCCACGAATGTTAATTCGATAACGTTAATAGAACGAGCTGGTTTAATGAATATGCTTGCACGGAATTTGTTTGCATCTACAACTTCGGGGGTATTAACTGATGCGTCAGAAACAACACGATAGTCAATAATTCCACGACGTCCTTGGATATCCCGAAGGAATGGATCAACGATGTTCTTGAATTGAGTTTGTGTAAAATCATCATTAAACTCGAACAAGAAGCTTTCAGCTGCAGTCGCGATACTTTTCTCAACAGCGATGAACAATCTACGAACATTCAATCTGTCAAAAGCACTATTAATACCAAGACCAGTTTTATCACCAAATAATACAATTCCACGACCTGCTTGAGACATAACTGGATTAACATCCGAGCTATATAAAACATCTCTTTGTGGTTTACTTGGGTTAAACGCTAATTTAACGATATTCTTAATGATACCCTTTCTGTAACCGGCTGGTGATTCCCAAGGATCTACTCTTGCTGAAAGACCTGCCATGTCACCGTTCAATGGAGTCCAACGATACTTGTCGTTGTACTTATCATAACGGTATTTATAACCACTATCAATGAACGCGTAAGAAGAATTTTGAATCTTGTTACGATATGCAATAGCATTTTCCATTTTAGAATTAGTTTTTAATTCGTCAACTACTGCTTCTTTAGATGGGGATATGAAAGCAACGCAATCTCTGCGATAATCTGCAACGTTAGAGATAATATAGTTAGCTCTTACACCTAGATCATCACCTTTACCTTGAAGGATAAAGGAAATATCGATTTCGTTTGTATTTTTGAATGTATCCCAAGCAAATGCTAATGAACTCAACGTTGCCGATGATTCAGTGGAAGCATCAGTACCGCCTGCCATACGTTCGTATTGGTTAAGCTTTTCTGTACCAACACTATCTTCGTTGGTCATTGCTGCAGTAACTACCGCTGTATTAGCAACTTTAATCCAAGATGAACTGTTTTCGATTACTGTTTCATAGAAGTTTGAAGCACCTTGTGGATCTACAGAACCTGCGGTAGTAGAAAGATTATCAAATACTTCTAATACTTCGTTTGGAGTTCCAGAAATCAAGCCGTCTTTATCGATAACAGCCACGTGGATGTTACCAGTTGCAGGAGCTTTACCAAAAGTTGAATTGTATTGCCACTTTTTAACGATTGATAATTTGTTTAAAGATGTTTCAGCCAGTGTATATCTTGTGTTGAATGTAAGTTCAGTTGTTGTACCAACAGTAGCTGTTACTGCGGTATTACCTGAACCAAACTCTTCATCGATATCAGTTGAAGCTACTGTTGCAACAGTCAGCTCTTGGAACCCAACGCTTGAATTACCAATTACAAGAACATCGCCAACATATACTGATGGGGCTGCTACTGTATTTGCAGTTTCAAAGGTTAACGCTGAAGCATTAAAATCAATTGTCTGTGTTACTGAGTTGTTAGAAATTCCATTATTTTCAATATCACCTACAGCTGCTACGGTATCCGTGAAGGAACCTGCCGTGGCCCAAGATACCTCAATTGAGTTACCTAAAGCACCAGCGTATTTAGCGTCAAAAGCTGCATATGTACTGTCTTCTGCAATTACGTTGTTATTTGCATCAAGTACTTCGGTAGTACCTGAGGCGGTTAATGATCCATCATCTGCTCGTGCCACGTAAAGGGCATTTGAATATGAGAGGTAGTCTGTTGCTGTGAAAAATGTCTCGTAGTTGTCGTCGGTTGGTGTACCAAAGCGATCTACTAATTGATTTTCGGAAGTAATTAAAATAGGATCGTTAGTTGGACCCCACTTGAATATGCCAGCTATTGCCGCTGGAGCTGTTGCAACGCCTGGTACTGCCTGACTCGCATCCACTTCACGAACAATGACGGAAGGACTTACGGAAAAAGCCATGTTTTTCTCCTTTATTTAATTAGAAACGCGTTTTAATTTAATTGTTATAACTGTTTCTATTTATAAATTACTCGATTTGCTATTTATATGAGCTTTTCATAGTCGAAGGCCATCATCGTGATAGAATCCATCATCATTGTCTCCATCATCGATAAAACCAAACGGTAGCATTTCTTCTTCAATTTGCTCTTCTGTTTTTTCTCTGAGCTTCTTTAATGTATTTATGTCAGTCATATCTTTAAAGTAGGCCTGCTCGGTCATCCAAGCAAACAATACTAAATTCATTACTAAATCATCATGAAAACCGGATTCTGCTTCGAATGAGTTAGCTTTTCTAGAAAACCTGCTCAATTCTTGTATTGTTTCATGGTCTCGTATAAACAATTGGTTTTGTTCAACGAGCATTTTTAACATAGAACAACCAGTTCCCTTTACAAGTTTTGTTGTTCTTATACCATTTTCTACGTTTTTTCCGAATCCGCCACTAAGTACTTTACCACTCCGCCCAGAGTTTTGCGTATAAAGTAAATTCTCATAACCATAGTCTATGTGTAAAACATCGACAACTTGCCCGCCGATATCGTTAATTTCTACTAATACACCTGCTTCATTATATAGTTTACCACATCTATTCAATACAGATGCAAAATCTATTGGACCGATATAATTATCTCTATAAACAGCGACCTGTCTATATGGCATATCAGTAATATCAAAAACAGTAAAAGTTGAATAATCTAAACCTTTACCTCTTGCAACGTCTGCAGTTATTACATAATTTTTATCTTTTTCAGGTTTTTCATATTGAATAAACCCTTCGCTTTGAGCAATAGGTTTTTCAGCATAAAGTTCTTTGAGCTTAGCTCCTGAAACAAGTGTACCCGAAGAACCAAGAAACTCACAACAATATTCTTGGTTAAACTTTTGTTCATCGTGATCTAAAGCTTCAAGTGTTTCTCGTTTCCATTTATCATCTCGACCAGGAACATCATACCACATTACTTCTTGATATTCATAACCGTTTGTACCTTCTTTGGCTCCTTTACAGGTTTTCCAAAAATGATTTAATCCATTAGGTGTAGAAGTCATTAATAGCTTAGTGCTCTCACCAGATGAAATAGTTGGATATACTGATGCGAAAAACTCATCGTATCCTTCAATAAAGGCAACCTCATCTAGGTATAGAAAGTTAACTGATTTACCACGAATAGCGCTGGAAGATGTTGTTCCTGCTAGTACTTGGCATCCATTCTCGAGTGCTATGTTACCTTTATTCCACTCCTCGATGCCCTGCTGTAACCATTTTGGCAATGCTTCATATGCTAACTTAACTCTAGCCATAACCTCTCTAGAGGCATCTCCTTTATTCGCAAGGATAGCTACAGTTTTAAATTCATTGAATAAGATATAATGTAGAATAACTGCCACTGCTGTTGTGGTCTTACCTGACTGACGAGCTGTTAAAACTGCAACTCTTCTTTCTTTAAAAATCTTATCACAAATCTCTTTTTGATAATCGTACATATCAAAGGGAACTAATCCTCGATCCACATGTACAATTTTAATATATTCTTTTGCAAAATAAACAGGATCATCAGCGCACTTCATATATTCCTTAAGAAGCTCAGGAGTCCATTCAATCTGTTCCTGAACCTTTTTAAGGTGTGAATTGCCTAGATATCCATCACCCATCAATTACACCTTTATCATCTTCCTGATCTTTTAACATTCTGAGAAGATCTGATGTCGATACAATGAGATTATTATTAGTAACTGTGTTACCGCCCGCTGCTTCTTTAGGCTCGTTTATTTCTTCTTTAGCAAATTTCTTTTTAGTAGATATATCAGCGTAATCTTTGTTAGCATCTAATAATGTTTTCATTAAAGTAGAAACTACTTCAAATGCTCGAGGCTGTTCTGATTGCTTGGCTATTTCTAACATTTCTTCCATAGCACTTTTACCAGTTTCTATAACTTCAGCGACGTTTTGACGGACATGTTCAATGTCTTCTAAATTCTCTTTTTCAACGTCAGATAAAACAGCAGGCAATTGAGGTGATGCTTCAGCAACCTCGTTTTTAACAGCAGGTATTACTGTAGGTACTTGCTCTTGCTTTTCATCTTCATCAATTTCTGACATTGGCCTGATGCCAAGTGCAGAAGAAATCTTTTCGTCGCTCATTATTCATCCTCAAATATTGTAATAATACCCCAGTCATCATCAAATTCAATTTGTGTATATGGAACTGATGTTGCTGCTGGTCCACCAATTGTAACTGCAGGAGTTGTTCTATATCCAGAGCCAGCATTCGTTATATTTATCGAACCGACTTGATCTGTTCCGTCAATTACAACTTCAGCAGTAGCCGTGTTAGCAACAACTGAATCGATAGTAACGTTTGCCGTGGAATAGAACTTCCCATTATTATTTATCACTACTGAATCTACTCCCCCGTTAACAAGAACAGCAGTAGCTGATGCTTGGAATGTAGATGGAGTTCCATCCGGAGCTGATATTGTAATAACTGTATTAGCGTCATACCTAGCACCGCCATTACTCATTGTAACTGCAGTAACTTCACCGTCAGTAATTACGAGATCGGCTGTAGCAATATCTTTATCGAAGTTGCCAGTATAATCATCGCCAGATGTTGGTGACGTTGGTACTGTGTATGAACCTGCTGGTGTTAACGCTGAACGTACGCTTAATGTTATATTATCTAAAGCGCCGAGGAAACTCTTTTCGCCTGCTGATCTTGAACCGGCGTTAATAGTTGCACCACCTCCAAGAATAAATCCTTGAGGACCAGTACCACCTGTATCTGCTACTCCGTTAACACACCATCTAGTAACAGTACCAACGTGTTCAATTCGGCAATGGTTCCATTCGTTAAGATTTAATTGTTCGTTTGATCTTGTAGGAGCTGCGTTAAAGTTAGGTCTATAAACTGCTTCACCGTCTGCTTCTAATTCTATTCTCATTGTAGTGCCGGGAAAATGTATTACGTGAGAATCCGCGGCATTAAATTCTGTTGGATATATCCAGAAATCTATTTCAAAACCAGATCCAGCAGTAACAAGATTAATTCCTGTCGTGTGTAGGAATGTCGTGTCTGCATGGTCGTCGTGATATAAAGCATCATCTCCAAACTTAACATATGGAGATTGAGCTGGTGGTTCTGATATTGTGATTGTGCCAGAACTATAATATGTTCCGCCATTAGATACATCTATTCCTGTTATAACACCATCTGTGAGCACCTGAGTGGCCTCAGCAGTCGTAGCAGGTAGGTCTGGAGCGGTAATAGAGATATTAGGAGGTGAAGAATAAAACCCGCCAGCCTCGTTTATTGCAATAGAACCAATGGTTGTGTTAGTAATTACGGCTGAAATATCTGCATCTAAAGCATCCGGAGCTGCAATAGATATTGATATATCGTTATTAGCGTTATAGTTTTCACCATCATTTGTAATGATAACTCCGCCTACTGATCCATTATCAAGAACTGCAGTTGCGGTTGCACCCACACCATCTTCTGTTAATGGATTACCGTTTGAATCTAGTCCTGGCTTAATTGTAACACCTTCTTGGCGAGGTGCGTTAGATGCCGAGTCGGTCATCATATCTATGTCAATGAACTTAATTACTTTTTGTTTCTTCTCTGGTCCAAAGTACCAACCTTTTAAAGTAAAAGTTAGTGTGTATAGAACAGTTTGTCGTGATTCATAATCACCTTCGTAAAGGTCTTCAGTAGTCACTGAGTTCAATACAATTGGAATGTCGATAGGATCTAAATCGTTAACCATCTTCGCCGTAACAGTCCAATCAGGAGTAAAGAATGGAATAATTTGTTCTAAGATCTTTGTAGCATCTTCACTATACTTAGTCATAATGTACAATGAAAATTCTACGTTGTATGGTACCGAACTATGTACAAAGTTACGAGATGCATCAGACTCTGCTTTTGCTGTTTTAACCATCTTTTGAGTAGATCCAATCTTTCTTTGTGGATCATAGTTTAAACTCGTAATTTCAAAAGACATGCGTGGAAGTGTTATTGCAGTCTTTCTACTGTTTAATAGATCGGGATCATCTCTCAATCTTGAAAGAACTTTTTGAGCTGGTGCATAAGACAATGGTACAATCATTGATTGCACGTTATTGCCAGCATTATCTGATCTTTCAATTTTTATTTGATTAAATAAAGTACCGAATAGCGCAACGTATCTTCGTGTAGTCTCGTTATAAAAGTAATTTGCAATTGCCATTCTATGAATCCTCTATGCTAAGATTTTCACTAAATGGATCAACCTCAGAAAAGTCTAATATATCATCTGCAAGTTTTTCAAACTCAAAGTTTTGAGCGATAGGATCGTTATTAGCAACGTCTTCAAGTGTTTGTACAACGTCGGTCGTAGATTTAATATCATCAAAGTAATGATCGATTTCGTATCGGCCTGTGTCGAATCTTTCGTTTGAGAACTCCATGAGTTCGCATTTAATATCATAAGTTTGTAACTTACCAGATTGATAGAATACAGCCTCATGTTCTACGTAAGTAATTCTGTACATTTTCTGATTAAGTGGCAACCAAATGATATCGTTTTCTCTTGGGCGGACTTTTTCTGTATCCTTACGGGTAACGTATCTTTCAAACGTTCGTATAGCAACTGTGAATGTAACCTGATCTCGAATTTGTAAACCAAACTTAGATAGGAAATCACCCTCACCTTCAAAGCCATCAACATTTTTGACATATACTTCAAAGCCATACATCTCATCATATAGAGGTGTATCGTCTTCGTTAAAGACATCATCGACATTGTTAAATTTACCACTTAGGTATTTAACGTCAACGCCATACATTTTAATTGATTCTATTACTAGATCATCAATTAAATTCTGCTCGTTGAAATTGTCGTAATTCCTAAAGTATGCATTCGTTGCCATTTTTTATCCAATGAAATTATACGTGAGAGGTTGAAGAGACCGTATTGCTTCTTCTTCCATTTTTTCTCTTTCAGCTCTTGCTTCCTGCAAAATTTGCTCTCCGTTAAAGCTTACGCCACCTACCAACTGCATGTTTGTAAATTTAGTTAGGTTTAAACCCCACTGTTCTCTGATAAGAACCGTAGCATAGTTTTGTAACCAACGATCTCCAAATACGTCAGGATAAGCATCTTCATCAACGACGTCGTATGCTTCAATAATAATATACTTACCTTCACGTAAAGATGCTTTACCAGCATCGATATAAAGTTTATTCACGTGTTTGTTATAACGAATAAGCGGTTTACCTACAAGCCATTCTTGCAAGAAAGTTAAATGCGACATCGTCATATAGTAATTTTGAATTGTATATCCTGTAAGATCATTCAGGTTATTTAAAACGAATTGATAATTTACATTGAATATACCACTACCTGTTGAAATAGAAGTATCGAGTGGGAATATTCTTGAAATACCAAGGAGCTTTTGTGGTAAGTTAATATATCCGTTTTCTACGTCTTGGGCTGTTAATTGGTGCTTAAGATATACTAATTGGCTGCCGTTGTAATGATAATCTCTCCAAAAAGATACAGCTTCATCTACACGATCTTCAACCTGTTCTTCAGAAACATTAATATCGATTACTGGTGCACCGATTTTTCTTAAACAATAATCTTTAAATTCTTCTCTTGATTGTGGTTGTGCCATTGTATTTTTCCTTTAAGCCAATTCGTCTTTAACGATTACTTTAATGTAACCAGTATTAGGGAACGTTTCGATTTGACCATTATTATATGTTATTTGGAACTCAGCACTATGAATGCCAGTGTTTGAAGTATCACCAGCTTGCCAATCGTATGCAACGATTCCTTTTGCAGGATTTTTAATAGTTCCAACACCGTCTTCGATAAGAACGTTACCATTCTCGTCTTGCATGTGAAACACGACTGCAGAAGCGTTAGCCATAGATTTAGTTCTACCATTAGAATCTGTAAGGCCTGCTTCAATAGACGGTGCAGTATCGTTTTGTTTTATGTAAAAGCTAGCCGCCATTTGTTTATCTCCGAGTTATACTTTTATTTATTAGATATTTATTAAAAGTAAACTATGTCTGTAGAATCTCAGCTTTCGATATTCCGTTGTTGAGTAATTTAATTCCGTTTGTTGGATTGATCACATTTGTTGCATTTTTGTCAATTCCATCAAAAGAAACATAGTTTCCACCAGTTTTTGAATATTCTCTGGTAGATATATTATAACCTAGACTTTCGATATCAAATGAAAACGTGCCCGAGCCATCACCTAAAGAAAATATGTATAGGTTGGTATCGAGCGTAAAGTCTAATGTAGGATTAAAGTTAACGTGTGTTGTAACATAACCAGATGAGTTTGCGGTGTAGTCAAATAATACGTTATTTGCGACAGATGCATATCGCTGTACACCAAACTCAATAAAGGAATATGAGGCAAAATCAAAGCCAACATCTGCTGTAGCATAGATCGTAGGTGTTTCAACGCCTGCACTAAAACCAAAGTCAATAGTAACGGGTTGAATTTCGCCATAGATTGGAGCAACACCATCAAATACAAAAGAAGTACCAATTACACCCGATACTTCTCCAGATACTTGGACGTAACCACCGCCAAAATATGTAAAATCTACTGTTGTTGTAACCGCACCATTTGCAGACATGTGGCTTTACCTTATGTTAAAGTTAAGCCCCACCAGCAGTGATCGTAAATGTGGTTATATTAATTTGCTGACCTGTTGCAATATTAGTATTATCTAATTGCATATCTCCACCAGCACCCGTAGCACTAATAGAACCTTGCATATGACATTCTGTGCCAGCGTTGTTGTGCAATCTGAAATAACCAGCAGTACCGGAATCATCAGCTGATAAGTCTTGCCAAGTACCTGATAATGCAATAGATCCAGAAGTAGCGGCACCTAACCAATCACTTGGTAAAACCATTGTCGCTAGAACCGTACCTGTGTTAGCTGTTGCAGCATCGGCAGGTTTTGAGCCAGTTGAAATAGTTAAGATAGGGTTTACACCAATTTCTGTTTCGATCGCGGCTAGGGTAGCGTTTCTTGCTGCTACTGATAACTGAAAAGCCATCATCGTCTCCTTTGTTTAAAATAGATTAATTTATAGGTATTTATAAAAAAACAGTTGACAACCTTTGATAGCCGTGGTATAATAAGGTATGACCTTTAAAATAATACTAAGATCTTCTTTCTATATCTTCTTCAGATAGTTCGTATCCCATCCAAACTTCGATAACCTTTACAGGACAGCTACCAACATTAGTTGCTTTATGCCATGTATTTATTGGAATATCGATACTACTACCAGTTTTATATATGTTAGATGTAGTGGTTCCGTCAGCAAATTCAAGATTCATCTCCAAAGTACCATCAACAATGTGCCAATGTTCAGATCTTTTAAAGTGTTGCTGGTCTGATAAAGACTTACCCACATCAATAGATAACTCTTTTACTTTCCAATGACCATTAGAATCTAAATCTCTGTACTTTCCCCACAGTCTTTGAGTAGTTGGCTTATCCCATTCTTTTAAAATCCAAGATGAGCTATTCTTTTTATCATCTCCACCAACACCAAACACAAATTTTACTTGATCTCCGCCACTAAACATTTCGGGGATATTACCTTTTGTACGATCTCCGCCGTTTGCAAAGATAATTTCAGCACCACGAGGAGCGGAATGTTTTACATATTCAATAGCATTAATAGCCGTATCGTCGTCATCATTAAAAGAGAATACGTGTCCTACACAACCAATCTCTTTAATAATTGCCATTCTTTCTTCGAGTGACATAAACGGACGACCTTTCTTACGAGTTAACCATTCATCAGAATTTACACCAACATATAGAATAGACCCCAGTTCTTTGGCCGCTTTCATATATGCGATATGTCCTGAATGGATAGGATCGAATCCTCCCGTTATTAATACTGGTTTCATTATAGTTGCTCCATCATATAATTCCAAGCGAAATTAATTTTATTAGATTGCATGTGCTTCTTACGGTTAGCGTGCATTGGATGTACCCACCAATCTTCGTAATTTTGACTGCCGTCAACTGCAACATCATGTACTAATAATACATATCCAATTTCTTGAAGTTTCTTACGAGATTCTTCTCTAATCTCTTCACCCCACCAACACGCGTTATGTTGGAATTGAATAATACCAAACTCGTGTTTTGCGAACGGTATTTGATTAAGAGCAGCAATTGAAGCACCTTCGGCATTAATACGTAAGAAATCAATATGTTCTTCAAGGCAATGCTGCTTAAACAATCCTTCATAATTAGAAGTAGCTGCATCAGCAAAAATCATTGTAGTGTTTCTTTCTCTTGAGAATATATGAGCAAATCTTTCTGAATTATCAACGGATACACCTTTCCAATCAAACTCTTCTTCTAATAATTTTGTATTATTAAATAGTGTTGGGTGACCTGATCCAATCTCTACAAACGTACCATTACGCTTACCGTCCAATACAGACAATACAAACATATCTTGAAAATGGCGAGAATAGTTTGTTTCAATATTTTCTATACCATCAAACTTAAACTTATAACGATCTAATAATTCTGGTGTGTAAGGTAATGTACTTGGGTAGCCGTGCTCTCTTAGTAATGTATCAGCTTCTAGAAGATCATCAGCTCTGAGTCTTGACTTATATCTAATATCAAATGCGAGGTTTTTAGATTCATCTCTACCATCGGTTTTCCACTTAGCGCGAGCATATAATAAACGTAATGCCATGTCGCCTGGATACGGTAGATCTCTGTCGGGTGCTTTATCAGCAATATTAGTAATACCAATCTTTGAATACATTAAGCATTCACGCCAATCATCTCTTTCTCTTTTTTCTTGTGCAAGAAAGTAATAAGCTTCTGGTCTTTCAGGTAATGTTTCAATAGCAATTTTAAGTAGCCCTTCAACACTTAGCTGGCGATTCCTATTTCTTTTATAGATGAATGCAGAAAAGATTATTGATTTATATTGAAGCCATTTTTCTTCGAATGTTTTTCCAGGTGACATATCAGCAGCACGTAAGTAAAAACTAAATGCGCCTGATCCTTGTTCTAATCTGTCGTATTCTCGAGCTAACGCATATACTTTATCTGGATTATCGTAATCTAGTACTACATCATTTAAAAGTTGTAAATTCATTTTCATACGATTATCCCTTATCACTTAAAAAATCTAAAAATAATTTTTGAGGCATTCTCAAAATAAACGTTGCATTATCTTGGAAACCAAACGATATTAGCATATCACCAGTTTCAGGATGTATAGTCATTCCAGTAACAAATTCAATATTATAATCTTCTCCAGATACATGATCAAAGTATGTACCCATAAAATGGAACTTACGAGAAGCGTGTATTAAATTCCAGTCATTATCCCATATTACTATACGATGAGAATAATCACCATCTTTACGACCAAAGGGATCTCTTAATAGATTTGTTTCGTGGATAAATGCCATACGTTGCTGATCATTAATACGAATGACTTGTGAACCACCACGGAAATCTTTAGAAAACGGTTTGCGATTTTCAAAATCATCTTCATGTACAACTTCAGTTGTGCCTTCTTCAATATTAAATTTAACAACCTGAGTAGGATTAGTCCATTTAACAAAGTGATACGGCATATCCATAATAGGCATCCAATTCTTTTCGCAAAAAGATAGATCATCGCCTGGTGCTGGAATAGGATGTCGTGATTGCTCAGTCCATTGACCATCTACAAAATCAATTTGGCATAATTCCATACGGCCTGTACCTTTGTCGTCATAAGCATCTCGCCGTACTCCACAAAGATATAATTTGTCTTCCCATTCAAATAAACGAGCATCTTCTAAACCAACAAAATTCCATGTAGGCTTGCCAGTATCAAGAGCCATATTAACTCTTTGTGCTGACTTTAAATTAAGCGCACTATCGAGTTCACACATAACATTATGTGTTGTTAGAGTTACGTCATTTTCTGGATGCACATATACAAGAGGTCCCCACTGATGTGGAAACTTTTTACCCTCACTGTGATAGAGGATATAATTGATGTGTCTGATGTTTAAAAGAAGCTTGCCTTTGTGGGCAAAGATAGACGGGTTCATGATACCAGTTTCATTACCAGTTACTTCTTTTGGTAATAATACTGGATGGAGCGACCCACCTCTTTTAAGAGCCCAAGCCGCTAAGCCACCCATATGCAAATCGTGCATGTCACCTCCATAATATAAAAAGATTGTTTATTTAACTTTATTTATCTCTACCAGCTTGGTGAGATATTACGCAACCTTTTTCGTTCAACTTTAGCTACCAATTTTCTATCAACGTTTTCAACGCCAGCAGCAGTAAGTGCTGCTTCAAGCCAACTAGTAACATTCTCGGCGGTTACGTCGTTTAACGCAATAAAATCTGAAGATGCCATTTCAGCATCTAAAGATGTATTACCAACATAACTTGTTTTTATTCCATCTGCGTCTGTCGCGATTCTTTTCCACTTGATATTAACAATAGCATTCTCGAGCAGAACATCATCTGTCCCGAGTTTATCTGTTAAGCCAAGCTTAGATATTTTCCACGTATAATTCACGATAAGAATCCTTTATTAAAATTGATTACTTACTCGCCGCCTTCTTCAGGGTCAACAGCATCTTCGGGGAGAGGTGGTGTAACATCTTCAGCCCAAGGTAGTGCAGGTTCGGTAGTAAGTTCTTCTTCAATTTGCTTAGTCAATTGTGATTCAATGTGTTCTTTATAACTAGCATCGCCATCAACGATTGCTTGAACCCATCCAACGACAGTCTCTTCTGTTAAGTCTTCAAAAGCAGTAAAGCTTCCAGTAGGAACATTAGCAGCAGTAAAAGGTGTAGCACCTTGCCATTCTGCAGTGTTTCCACCATTGTCAGTACCAACAACTTTCCAGTATGTTTGTACAACTGCGTTTGATAGTGTGTCTCCATCAGCATTTACTTCGTCTTTTACTTTAAGACTAGTAACTGAATATTCTAGTGTAAGAGCCATTATTTTTTCTCCATTTGTTAAATTAACTATAATAGTTATAGGTTATGGTGTTATTTATCTATTCTAACTTTATCTTATTTATATAAATTAGTTATCGTCTAGAAACAAATCTACAGGCAAACAAAACCGTAAGGATGAAGTATAGGGATTTACGTGATGATATGTAAAGCTAGGAAATATTAAATAATCACCAGTTTCTGGCGTATGTGTGAATCTTTCAAACATTGGCTTAAACTTTTCGTCATATCCTCGGTTTGCATTTGTTCTAGGATCATCGAATACGCATTCTCCTCCAAATTGTTTTTCCTCTGCTAGTAAATAGTACACTGCAGACAAAGTAGCGCCTGCGTGATTATGTATAGTCATATTATATCCTGAGCCATGCCCTGATACCCAAGACTTCACGGTGTGGCCACTCCAATCAGATAAAGGTCTCCCTAAGTTGCGCTGCAAGTATTCATCAAAGTTATCTATACACGTCTTTTTAAACGTATCTATTGCTGGGTGATCATGGTCAAATAGATTAAATCCATTAACTTCAGTCATTTTTGACATATCATTTAAATCATAATTAGTCAAAATATAATCTAGCATTTCAGGGCATTCAAATTTACCCATGCCAAACGCAGTAGGCCAAAGATCTTTATATTCCATTTATTTCGTCACCTTTCTTTTTGCATAATATCTACCAAAAAATGTACTAGGAAACATATTCTGCATATCGTTATATTCGTCTGGTGTTGTATAATGATTATTTACAACAACTTCCTTATCAGTCATAGCGTGTAATGATGCTAGAACAGTTCCATATTTTAATTCAACTTGATATTCTTCATCTTTCAAAGGAAAGACTAAAAATAAATTAAGTGAATGCTGATCATAAAAATTAATTATTCCTGGCGATACCATAATTCCATGCTGTCTTAAATCTTCATTATAATGGTTTTCCGTAACCATAAATCTTGTTCTGTCGGATCCTTTCACGACCCAAGGATTTGCAAGTTTTACGGTTGCTCTGCCTGGATATAAATCTTTTCCTGTTTGTTCCTTTGCGTGTGTGTCCATGTGTTGGCGCTGACGAAAATCAGGAGCAACGAAAGTTACTCTACCGTCAGGCTTTACTTTGAAAATAATATCAGTCCATAATTTAAGATGTATTGGATCACGTATATATTCAGCAACGCCAGGACATACTTTAACAGTTGGAACCGGTGTTTTTATTCCTGATCTTACATCGAAGTGCTCATAATATTTCTTAAGTTTGCTCCACCAAGATGGATTATTAACTTTATTTACTATCGGCTGTAATGTAAGTAAATTTTTATCAAATGTATAGCAATCAAGCTTTACTTTTTTCATTTTCTATTTTTTCCATATAATTAAACCACATTCTCATAATACAATCAGGAAGATCACGTTCACGATTTTTCCAGTCCCATTGTGTATAACATCTAAATCCACACTTATCCCACCATCTACATGATAAACAACCATGCTCATTCATATAAGCTTGCATCATCGACGCATTATCTTTTCTATGCAATGGTGTATTAAAATCTTCAGGAGTATATCTATCCCAGCGACAATTAGACGTACTATTATCTGGAAAGATCGTAACCTTATTTAATGACAAGCAATGCATATGGTTCTTATCTTTATATATTAGATCTTTGATAGGATTAATATCAGGATAGTTGTGATATACGAATTTTAAGAACTCGAGATATAAACTATCGCTTGGTATTAAATGATCAAAGCCTTTATCAGGAATATAATCATCAAAGTAGAAATTATCAAACTTCTCATATAGATAATGGAAATACTCGTCCTTGTCTTCCATAAACTTTTCAATAGAAGGTACAGTTGCAACCATATTAATTGATGTAATATAATCTGCAAAGTATTCTATATTCTTACCATATGGTCCTTTAACAGGTCTACCATCAAAGTCATACGAACATATGATATAAGATGGAATATCGGCTGCGTTTAAATCGTCGATAAGCTTTTGTACTGCTTCTCTTTTAATAAACTGAAACGATGTAACCCATACTACTTTAATATTATGTTCGTATTTGTCGTATAATTCTTTAATAGCAATTAAGAAATCATAGTAAACTGGATAAGCCCATTCAGATATTCTATCTTGGAATAACTCTCCACCGACCATATTGATTTGAACAACCTCAGCTCGACCTTTCATTTTAATTAAATGGTCTTCAACGAGACTGAGTTTAGAAAATATTTCTTCTCTTGATAAACCAACTGTTGATTGTTTATCGTGGTGACAAAAGAAACAATTTAAATGACAGTTTTCAAATAGAGTTAACTCTATCTCACCGATATCAGGACGTTTATCTTCAAGGATAATTTTAGTCACTTCATCAGCAGCAGGATCAGCCGCAACCGCCAGCCCATTATTTTGCTGACGATCGGTCATTATTAAATTGCCTCCTACTGTCAATTTAACTCCCAAAAAACATTTCCTCTCTATAATACTCGTAAATATCAGGAACCATTCCTAGATCTTCCTGAAAATCGAGTTCACTTAAAATAGCATCATATACTTGTTCGTCTTCTGAATAAGGAACAAAGTATGGATCATTTCCAAACAATAATTCCTCATCGTCGAGTACATCGTAGAAATCTTCTCCGAAGTCTCGTTCTAACCATTTTGCATAGCATATTGCTACTACATATGACTTTGCGGGATAAACCCAGTTTTCTATATATCGGTCAAAATGCATGAGTGCATCATCTACGATATCTTCAGAAATAACGATTTTCTCGTCGGTCAAATCGTCCTTGTAATTTTTGTTAGCGGTGTGAAACGCCATTTGGCTTGCTTTCCAGTCTTTCATATCATTTCCCATCATACCAGTCTAATAATCCCCTATATCCGTTGCAACTATTGTTTAAATCTTTTACATATCTATAATGTTCAGTCAAACACCCGCCATAATACGGACATTCCCTGCATATATCAGATACATTATTAATAGGTTCAAGTGCAGCCCATTGTTTATACTCTTGATAAGTTGAATATTCTTTAAAATATTCTCGGTCATCTTTATCAAATTCAAGTACGCCAAACTTTCCCTTCGGTGTTATATATACGTGGTCGTCGCTGAACGCAGAGTACTTCCCATCAAGAGCATCTTCTATTAACTCTTGGTTTATAAATTGGAATCTTTTCTCTGTTGTTGCATCAATCCATTTCTTAATATGCTCTTCAAAGTCTCGATGTGTCACTGGGTGAGCATTTGCCTGATTCGTAGAGTAGGGTTTAATCTCTACAGACTGTACCTGTGCACACATATTTAATGTAAAGATCATGAACTCTACATCGGTTGCTAACACCTTCTCAGATGCTAGAATTAAAACAGACAATGGCTTTTGCGAAGCCATCATGTTATTTAAAACAAATTGCTCTTTTTCACGAGCAGAAAAATCATACGACACACTAATAGTAATATCGTCATCATAAAAATAATTTGGCAAAGCACTAAAATTAGTGTTAATATTAATATTTCCGTCATAGTACTTACGTATCACTTTCTTTATTTCATAAAAATATTCTTCAGTTAATAGAGATATTTCTCCACCATATAAATCAATATGGTCTATTGGATCTGTAACTTTACTGAGTACTTCATCTAATTTTTCAGGACTAATCTTATTCCTATCAGCCAGTTGAGCCTCGGTTAGATAACAAAAGTCGCAACGAAAGTTACAATAATATGTAGGGTTTATTGATATATTCATATTTGTGCGACAGATATTTTATTTTGATCTGATTCGTCAACATAAGGCGTAACTGAACTTGCGTCTTTGCCATTAATTTTTAATATGCGTGGCGCTAAAGTTTTCATGTGCTTACAATGTTGTTCCACAATTCCTTGTCTCTTATGATCACGAATAGTCTTTTTACAACCATTACATATTTCAAACATCGGACAAGTATAACAAGCCATTTTCATTGATTGAATATTAGGATCCATTGTTAAAGGTAGTTGCGTTTCGCCGTGCTCTTCAACTTCTTCTTTAAAGCTAATAGGATAATCCATTTCATCAGCAAATGAGCCACAAGAATAATAGTCACCACCAGGATTAAACGCACGAATACCTGAATCACAAAATCTATTTTGCGGACAAGTAGTAGCATTACCATTCAACCTATTTCTCATTTGAACAGTATTATATTCCCAATCACCAAGACCCATTTCTTCTATTTTAACGTACAGCTCATATATCTTACTTAACTGCAACGTAGTGTCTTGTACGCCCGATGCAAATGCATAATTTAATTTACACACAACACCCATCTTCTTAGCAAGCTCTACGTTCTTAATTGCGTTATCATAGTTTTCTTCAACAATAACGGCAATAAAATCTGGCCTATATCCACAGTGTTCTAACATCGCGTCTGAGCATTTCCAAAAATCTTCTTCAGTAAATTCTGAGAAATCACCTTTTAATCTACCGCCACCATATTGGAATGATGTACATACACCCATACGTTCGTGATTAAATAGCTTTTTCCATTTTTCAGGTTTTACAAGAAATGGCCAAAGGTTAGAAGTAAAACTAATAGAAGACTTATAACCATGCTCATCTAAATGATCTATTAAATCCCAATAATATTTTGGATCAATCATTAGAGGATCACCACCGTTTACAATAATAGTTTCTGTATCAGGATATCTTTTTAAGAATTTGTAAATATAATCTAAATCAAGCAATCCCGCATTATCAGGATCGATCGCTGTTGAAGAGCAAAAGGAACATTTGAAGTTGCAGGCTTCGGTTGGTTTAATTATGAGATCCAATTTTTTTCCTCCGCCAACTTTAGCATTAACGACTTAGGAGCAGGACATACATCATCCATCCATTGCAATTGGTGACAGTCAGAGTGACACAAATCGAATACAGGACAGCTATAGCATCTCATATCACGCACATGTAATTCCGAAGCAATAATTTCCATACGCTTATAACAACCACGAACCTTTGGAACCGGTTCGCTAATATGACCATAATGATCTGTAGGAGCAGAGTTAGGACAACCAGCAATAGTACCGTCGGCATTAATTGTATGAAGCTTCTGTTCACAATCTCTACAGAATGTTCCGTTACGAGTTTCACCGTGATCAAATTTATCGTATACAGATTCTAGGAATGAATTTTTTACTGGGTGGCCTTTTGTTCTTGCGTGCATGCGCAGCCAGAAATCATCGAGCTCTCGATTGTGAGGGAATATATCAAGATTAATTGTAGCGTTACCATTATGAGTTAAACGCTCGTATGCAATATCCCATATACCTAATGAATGCATATAATCAGCAATCTCAAGAGGATCCATTTTAACAACATCTTTAGATACAGAAATAAAGCATTTAATTTTCATTCCACGAGAAGTTAAAAGCTTAACATTATCTTCCCAAAGTTTTCTTTGCTTCTCATTAGAAAATCTTATATTTGGATCCCAAGAAGTACCCATATAGTCAATGTTTTCTTCGAAGAATTTTAGATGTTCGTCTCTTATTTTAAATACTAAATTGGAAGTAATTCCATGAGTACAACGATCACCCCAATGTTCTTTTGTTATATTATAAAACTCTAGAATATCTTCCATTGGAGCAAGCATCGGTTCACCACCGTGATACTCAAAATGTATAGCTTTATCGCACGTATCAGAATCTAAACCATTACACCAATCAGCGGTTTCCTTTGGTTTAAAATATATTTTTCTACCTTTGCTGCCTGACGTAAAACAGTGAGAGCAATTAAGATTGCACGTCTCCGTTGTTTTTACGTAAACCATCAAGTGTTTCTGTGTCGCGAATGCCATAACTCACCATCAATGCCTTTTTATAATTTAGTGCCCTGTGCTCTGTGTTCGGCGGTATTATTACAGACTCACCAGGCTTCAATACTACTGCGTTTCCTTCGATTTCCATATGCTTAGTACCATCTAAACATTCTATGATAACTTTTACAGGATCTGTATGAACATCAAAAGTTGGCCCATTTGTCTTATTAAAGAAAATATGAGCGGTTTGATTTATATATCCATAATGCTTTTCCATCTGCTCGACTTTAATCGTATTGTCGCTCATGAGCAGACTTAACATCTTGGGCTGGTATTCCCAAAATGAATCGTAGAACAAATAATGCTGCAAACCCTTTGAGTCTATATATGAGACGTCGTGGTTATTGTAGCATTGTTCGCTCAATACAAAATCTTCAAACTCTAAAAAGTTCATTGCACTACTCCATCATAATTTATATTATAACATAGAATTTAAGGAATGTAAACAGTTAATTTGTGAAAAAGATGTCTTTTATTCTATCGAGTTCTTCTTGATCGGTGTCATCAGCTAATGTAAACTTCTTACGATATCCGTTCTTATCAGCTTCTGGCGTATATTCAGACCAGTTATACATTTCTTTAGCAGCAGAGTCGTAGTTAAAAAGATTATTTATCATATTTTCCTTAGGTGCGATACAGCGATCTACGCCAAGGTAATCTCTTAATAGGATAATCTTTCGGTTGTAACAGGAAAATAGCATTGGGCAGGTTTCGCACTCAGTACCTTTTGCTCTGTTAAATTGTGACGACATGATTGGTTCTACATCATCAAATGATTCTATTTTAAATATATCATCTTCAACGACCATGTTTTCATATAAGAATGGAGATAACCACCAATTGCCTTTCTTGTAATTTAAAACGGTGTAGTTCATGCCAGCGTGTGAATGATCGACCATAATATTATTAATTCGTGTTCCAGCCGCTAATATATCAAAATATTCGTTGAACTTATCAATAGTTGCGAGCGTAACATGAGGTTTGGCTGATCGAGATACTGAAGGGATAAAGTCTATGGTTGTAGTAAATTCTTTTACTGCTTGATCGTGCAAATTTTTATAATCTAAACCATAGTCTTTAATATTAAGTAAAAATGTATATACGACGTCGTGTTCTACATTATCACTAATATATTTGAGCTTGCGTTTAATGTTTTCTGCGTAATTAATTTGATTTTGAAACTTAAAAGGATCAATTGCAATCCCTATTTCAATTTCAGTATTTAAGTTAATATTTTTACCAAGCCATTTAACCCACGGCTCAAGTTTATCATCTATTAAAGTTGTTATAAAAGCAAGTATTGGAGAATGCTCATTGATCATATCAACCAAATGAGGCATTACATCATAGAAGTTTTCTGAAGATAAGAAATCAGTTGGACCAATAATAATTTCATCTATTAATATACCACGAGATGATATATCATCTACAAATTTTATTGCATCTTTAAATTGGTGCTCGTCGCTTGCGTTTCCCCTGCGATGGACAAAACAACCAGGGCACTTGTGTTTGCACCCATCAAGAACATCTAGTTGTAACTTTACTGCTGAAACTGGTTTTGTTTTTGTTTCCGTGGTGAGCGCATGATAAAGATTATTCTTTATTATGGACATTAGACTTATGCCGGATTTTCGATATCTGGTAAGAGCAGTCCTGGTGGCAAAAAGCTAAGAACGTTTGGAATAACATTAGTATTGTTTAGCATGAGGAATAAGTCAGCGCCATTATACTTTGGTTTATCATTGTATAAGTTAGTATTATACTTATCGCTTATTCCTTCATAAGTAGTTATAACAAGAAACATATCCCAAACACATTGAACTAGCATAGCAACATTTGGGCCACACTTTGTTGGTTTATCGACTGCAGTAATATCATTTAAAGTTGTTTCTAAGTCATAGTGTGTCTTTTTATCTTCATCGCTTAAATTATCCCACGCGTGTTGAAGAACAAAAGGAATAAGACCTTTAATGTTTTCAATGAGATCGTCGAGCAATTCTCCTTGATTTTCAATAAACTCAGCGATTTGATTTTCGTCAAATAGGTTATACAGTTGCATTTCTAATTCTGATAACTCATGGCCATATTTTGTTTTGATAATGTTTGTAAGGATTCTTGCAAGGATAGGAGCATCTACTAGAAAGTCTGTTTTAATATATTCAACAAGTAGATCTTCATCTACTGCAGAAAAAGTTGCGTAGAAATTAGTATTCGCAAGATATATCATAATATGCGCAGGAGATAATTTTAATCTCGACTCAGCATAGTTTACCCACAAAACAAATTTGTTATCTGGGTCTTCGCCTTTTTCTTTATAAATTGCTACGAGATCTTGAGGAGACAGTGGCAGCGCATAGCATTTCTTTTCGGAAACGTCTGTAACTACGTGCCTAATAACTTTGTTTTCTTCGTCAACTACTTCAAATTCTGCGTCTAAGTGTGTTTCATTACTCATTCTATAATCACCTTTAAATTATACTAAACTGTATTTGTGTATTAAATACGGCATCCTATTTTGTCTTTTAGCAAAAAACTGTACTTCAGCTTCAAGTAATTTTAATTCTGCTGATAGGTTATTAATATCCCAAGTTTGTTCTAATATTTTTTTAGTCATTGGAATCATATAATTGAGTTCGTTGTATTCATCATTATATTCCCAACTCGTAATACCATCTGATTTCGCGGCGTGGGCTGCTTTAAAATCTGCATTATCTTTTACTTTATTCCATAAATCTGCAAGAGCATAGAAAGGAACGGTCCAATTTCTATTTTCTGCTGTGTGCGGTTCTACAAAAACCCTATTGATAAAATCTGCTTTATCAGTGGCTAATCTATTTTCTGCTGTAGCGTTTGCGTTCATCCAATCAATTACTGCACAAATATAAGCTAAATCTCTACGCATACCCGTAAATTGTTCCATAATGTCTCTAGTAATTTCACTAGAATGTATTGTGAACTTTTCAATAATAAGAGACCTTACTGCATCACAAGGATAATAATCATTTAAGAAGAACAACAAATCGTAACTAAAGTTCTTACCATTTTCGTATTGAACAGTAAATGCAGGTTTATCTGCATCTGCTAAAATTTGATTACAATATCCTAAAGTATCTTGGAATAATGTTGAATCATTCATGATTGTTAATAGAGAATCAGATTCACAAACCTTAGTAACAAACTCTGCTGCGATTTGATCTACGCTTGTTTCGTGACCAGCATAAAAACCAGAAGCCGTTAATAGACCTTGAGTATACCTAACATATATATCCAACATGTCAGCTTCATCTGTATAAGCAACAATGCACTTATCACTGTTTTCTATAAATTCTATAGTACTTGCATCTTCCCATTCAACAAACTCAATCAAATCAGTTGAACCAGTCCTCATAGCTTCTGCTTCTTCCAAAAGTTGGTTCGGTAAAAGTTGATGTCCTTCTTCAGATGGTTCTACAATTTTAATAGAGCGTGGGGTTTTAGTGTGATAGAAATTATTTACCTCACTAATAATTGTACCACAGTTAGTGATATTTGTCAAATATTTTTTGTTATTTAAATAATAATAACTTTGGCCAATCATGAAGCCTCTCCTAATTTTTTAAGTGCATCATCATTCCATGTAAAGTCGAATGGATTATAATGATCTAATACATCTTTGTTAAGAACACAACCATCAATATTCAATGATTCCTGTGCCTCGAATATTAACCTGTTTGCACATGCTACTGCGAATTGGCAACCGTTGCAATCTTTTACTTTACTTGATCTATTTATTCCTTTAGTAACAAGCTCGTGTTTTCTATCTAAGATTTCTTCAAACGTTAAACCAGTAACATCAAGATTTTTATTCTTTAAGAAGAATGCTTGCTCATGTAACATTACGTTTAAGTGTGTAGTCGGTCCGTTTTCGCCTGGAACAATTGTAATACCAACAAAGTTGATTGAGTTACAATACAGATTAGCCATTGACATTACTGTCTCGTTAGAGTTACCTTCATCAATAACTCTACCTAAGAACTCGTTCCATCCGAATAAATTCTTTCTTTGTACTAATTGTGAATTTGCTCTTGAGAAAGCTGGATTCATTTCTACAATTGTTTCATACTCATTAACAGATTTTTGAATAATTTTATTATATGTTTCTTTATCGATTTTCTTGCCAACAACATTAGATGCTTGTAAAGTCCAAGACCAATCCATTTGCTTAGGAGTATTTTCTTTGAAGAATTTTACTTTTCGCATTACTTCTTGGTGATAAACTATATCATTAAGCATTTGATCTACTTTACCGATTGGCATAATAAATTCGATAATCATTTCTCGACGGAATTTATCTTCATCATCGAGAATATTAAATATTTCTTGTACCCTTTCCATAGTTGCTACATCAAACTTTGCAGGAGCAGCAATACGAGCGCCGGTATGTTCGCGCATAATTTCTTGAACTGTTTCGTTATTTAAAACAGATTCTGTGTTAGATGCCGTAAAGAAATCGGTTGGTCCAATAACAAACTCTCTTAAATTAAGACCAGTTCTTTTAACACCATCTGCTAATTCTTTCGCTCTATCAATAATCTGTTGATTCATTCCAGGATCAATATTCTTATCAACAAAACAACCTAAACATGCCTGTTCACATCCCGATAATACTTCCATCTGAATAAGTACATCAAACTTATCCTGATCTTTAGGAGCGAGACTTTCTGGACCAGAATATCTCATTTGTTTACAGTATGATTTTTGCATTGTCATTTTATCTTCTCCCTCGTGATGAATGGCAGTTTTGGTGGCAACTTCCGTGACAAACTCTTGCATTCACCGTGCGGTTAGTTATTCTTGGTTCTATTACGTCAACAGTTCTTCTTACTAAATCTTCCATCGTATCCACAATATCTTGTGGATTAATTACATTACCGGCGTTAATTCCAGAATCTACATAGTTATTATAGATGCTATTAGATGCACCTGTATATTCAAATCGAGCGTATCTATTTACAGTAGTAACAGAGCTGGTACCACCTGCCGAGCTATTACCAAAGAAACGCTGACTTCTCGTGTATGTAGTTATTCTAAATGTAACAGTTCTATCAAATGTTCTTAATTGCGCCCCACCATAGGTTTGAACCCACGAGTTGACGTCTCTTCTCTCCATAACCATTAGCGTCTACCTCTTGATGAATGACAAGAACCGTGGCAACTAGAATGACATACAAGAGCACTAACGTTTCTTGTTCCCATTCTGCCTTCAATTAAATCTACTGTTCTTCTTACAACTCTAGAAATAGTATTATATACATCATCGTCGTGTATAAGCTGACCACTGTATATTCCGCCATCGAGATAACCATTATATACAGAATATGATGCGCTAACATATTCAAACCTGTGATAATAATTTCTAGAAATAGCTACACTGTTACTGCCTGTTCTTGGGTATCTGTATCCTGACCCACCAGTCCATTGGCCTCTAGTGTAAGTCTGAACTGTTAAAGCCATAGTCTTATCAAACGTACGGAGCTGCCGTCCACATTGTGTTTGCGCATTAGAATTTAATTGTGCATACGTTGCCATATTATACTTTTACCTCTACCTCACCATTTTCACTATCGCTTAGTGCGATACCAATTATATCATAGCTATTTATACCAGGTGTACCGTAGTCCACTCCCTTAGCCTTACCGTCACCAGCTGGAATTACCCATTGGCCTTTCTTAACATCGCCAACTACTAAGACTGGAATACGTCCTTTAAGAGCAATGAATGGATTCATTTTAGCTTTCTTAGTGTTACTTCCTGGTTCAATTCCCATATCATTCATTTGAACAGCGGGGTTAGTAGAGATAACACCTAATAGAGGCATTCCTGGCTGCCATAGAGTAGCTTCAGAATCACCGTCAAGGTTAACACCTAAAACAGTTGCATTCTCATAGATTGCATCAGCAGTATATCTTTCTGCCAAGTCAGCCCAGCGAGCTGAAGTAGCTGTACCAACGTATAGGCCGTTGTTATCAATATAAGATCTATCAGAACCATTACGACGGAACTGAACAATACGGTTTGAGTTACCACCCGCTTCGATATAGAAACGGTTTGAGTGATATTCAATCTTACCACCATCGTTACCAATGTTACCAGTCCAAGATTCGTTACTAGATTCAATGAATCTTAAAGATGGTGAGTAACCATCTTGGTGACGTGTTTGTAATTGCCATTGACCAGCAGCGTTAAGATCACCTGCCCAAGTTCTATCACCGTGCATCCAACGACACATTGTACCGTTATTGGCTGCTCTAAGCTGTAGATGCATAGAACCAGAGTTGTTGTTACCAGTAATCGCGTAAAACCCGGCTTGCCATGAATAAGCATGTACACCAGTTCCTTCGTTATAAATACCTTCACGAGAACTATCATTACGGAACCAGTTACGAGCATAAAACTCAGTAGCACGAACACCGGTGTTAAAGTTAGAGAACGATGATGGATCGCAGTAGTAACCAGTGTTATTTGAATCGTAATAACGACCAGCATACATTGAACCGCCATTGCCGTTGTTAACATCAAGTACTGGAACTGTACGCCATGCTCTCCACCCTGACCAAGAACTTCTTAGTCTTAAGTTCTCAATTGGACCACCAACTAACTGCCAACCATAACCAGAAGTATTAGAGTTACGATAGTGAGAAGCTTGCATGCCAACCCAGTGAGATGTACCTGAAGGCTGGTTGCCTGGATTAGACCATGAATCAATGAAGCCCGAACCCCAAGTACCAACGACGTTCATATCTTGGCGACCCCAACCAAAGGAACCTGTCCAATAGTTGCTATCACCTGTAAAGTTCGGTCTTGATCTGTAGTTTTGGCCACTGTTTCGAGTATGACCTGGCATTCCTAGCCATGCTTCAGTTCTAGCATTAACACCTTCAAATCTTGTGCTGTACTTGCTAGCTCCGTTAAAGTAATAAGCTGTGTTATTTGAATCGTAGAAGATTGGTGCTCTTAACGATGTACCAGCTTGCAGGTTATTATTAACATAAACGTTACCGCCACCAAGTGGATCAGCTGAGTTGTTAATCGACATAACCTGACCGGCCATTTGATAGTCAGTGTAGAAACGCATACCATTGTAGCCAGCGTTTGCACCCATCTTAATACCAGTGTGGTTCGCAATACGCATATCTGGGTATGGGTTAGACCAACCACCAGATTCTCTAAAGATTGCGTATGCTGGTGATTGATCTGAACTCCAATATATACCAAAGCCATCGTCAGAAGAAACTGAACCATCATTTGTAAATTTATTAGCACGAACAACGTTCATTCGTGACGTGCTATTAGGATCTACATAGTAGTTACTATCATTTCTATCGTACATGATAGGAGCATAGAAGTTATGATGCGAATCTACTTTACCGTTAGTAGCCTGTAATGCCCAACCATTGTCTTGAGATAGAATACCAACTTCGTTGCTGTTGTTTGCGTAGAATGAACCTCTTCTGTTATTACCAGAGGTGTTCATTTCTATTTTTACAGAACTCTGCCCGCCGTATGCTCTCCAAGTGGTATTATTTACCGCCATCCAATGCATAGCGTATGGTGTACTATATAAACCGCGGCCGCCAGTATCGTTACGGAACCAACCATCGTTATAAACTTCAGAGCGAACATCGAGTGTATGCATTATCGATGTACTTGCAAAGTCACCGTAATAAGTAGTGTTATTTGAATCGTAATAACGAGGAGATCTTACATCACCTTGGAAGTAACCAATTTGTGCTCTGAAATCTTCATAGCCAGTACCAGGATTGTTTCTAATCTGGATCTCACCATTTGTTTCAAGCATAATTTGCGATGCAACTCGTCCACCCCAGTGGAAACCAATTCTTGGTGCAGTTTGAGCATTAGCACTTTGAGCACCAGCATGGTTAAGTTCTCTAACTTCAAGAGCAGCAAAGTCATATCTTGCATTAGCACTTGTAGCAGCAACTTTAAGATGCTTAATACGTGAGTTACTATTTGGATCTAAGTAATAACCAGTATCATCTGAATCATAGTATCTACTTGCATAGAAGTACGCATTTGAACCACCGCCTGGATTAGCATTATATATTGCGATGTTAGAGTATGCAGTATATCTAGTGCCTGAATTAAATGATTGTTGCCATAAACGCATTCCACGACCAGACTTCTTAAACATAAGAAGGTTATCTGAACCACCCGAAGAATCTCCATAAGATCTTAGGTGCAAGTAATCAGCCCAAGGAGCAGTGTTATTGTTATCCCAAGATGTGAAACCAAACTTCATTTGGCTTGCAGAATCTTCATTTGGCTCAACTATTCTATTATCTCTAGATCTTAATGCACCTGCGGTACCAGTAATTCCTGGAGATGTAATTATATCGACTGTTGTTAATCCACGCAATCTTGAAGTAGCATTTGGATCTACGTAGAAATTAGTATCATTTGAATCATAGAAGATTGGAGTACGCAACTGGTTATTTGCTTCGAAGTAACCATTTTGTGTACGAGCCTGCTGACCACCGTTGTAGTAAAGAATGGTACGAGCATTTCTTTCTAAGTAAATCTGCCATTCGTTATCTGGTGATTTAAAGCCCCAGTGATTATCATCATCAAAGTAAATTCTACCGCAATTTGTACTACCTGAATCACGGAATATAATCTCACCGTGGTCACCATTGTTTGAACGAATTGTTAATGTGTCAGAGTCATCATCGTAAATATCCCAGCCGTCATTTAAGCTGTACATATTTGCATTAATGACATTCATTCTAGATGTGCTAGCAAAATTACCGTAGTAAGTTGTATCGTCTTGATCGTAGAACAATGGCGAACGCATTGAGTTAGGCGCATAACCATAACCACCACGAGTACCAAGTTGTTCTACGTTATTTGCGTAAAGCTGAACATAATGAGCGTTACCGTTACCTGCACCAGTTGTATGGAACTTAGCTAAGTTGTATGCACCACTCAATCCACCTTGCAAATGGATACCTGCATAAGTATTCCACTTAATGCCATCAAAGCCACCAGAACCAGCGGCGCCACGAGCTCCAGGACCGCCATAATAATGGTTCCATAGAACGTGGTTTGCATCTGTACCTTTGTTAAACCAAATAGCATTGTCGGTATAATTTCGAGCCATTTTCAGGCCGCCAGTTCTTAATTCAATAGCAGCCTGGATAGATGTGCCATTAGGATCTACATAATACGCGGCGTCATTTGTATCATAGAAACGTTGAGCACGTGCATAACGACCAGCCCAAAGATCGCCACTAGAATCAATACGAGCGCGCATTGTGCCTGCGCCGGATCCTGAAGTAAACTGTAAGTTACCTCCGCCGTTTGTGGCTAAGTCGTTTGGTGATTCGTAAATCTTCCATTCGTTACCAGCTTTCCAACGTATGCCTTCTTGAGGACCAGGATCATTGAATGAAAGGTTGTTTAGATTTTCGATTGAACCGTTATTCCAGTTCCATGAACCCTGAACATTACCACCAGAGTTTGGATTCATAAAACGACCGGTATTATCACGATCTCTAAAGTTACTTGCATCAACTGTGTTGAGTTTAGATGTTGAGGCTGGATCTAAGTAGAAATTAGTATCATTTGAATCATAATAGATTGGCGAGTAAACTGCCTCGTCTGTACGTATTCTTGAAGGTACCTTTGTTCTCATTAAGATCGGTGGAGTGAACTCACGAAGAGCACCGCCACCCGAGTGGTTCATTAATACTCGCATTCTTACATATCTTACTCCGCCACCATCTGAACCGGCGTAAGGCGTGTGTGTTGTTGGTATCGTTGTATAACCTGTATACTTGACCCAAGAAGTACTTGTAACGTTTTGAGCACTTGCAGTAAAGTATGTAGTACCAGTATTACCACCAATTGGCTTTTTATCTTTATCGAATCTTTCAACACCATAATAGAATAATCCACCTGATCCTGAAATTCGTTTAACATACATTTCACCGAAAATTTCTTCGCCAGGTTGTACTTCAATATAATCTGAATAGAATGTTCTATATGATGAAGTTCTTAATACATATGATGATGGAGCAGGAGCATCAGGCGATTTAACATATTCTGCCGTAGTACCAGTTGGAGCATTTTCAATACCTTGTAGAGCTTCAATAGCTCTCTTTTCCCAGTACTTAGCACCATCGAATAATTTAAGTTCAGTTTTACCAACGCCGTATGCTGGATTCAATGATATGTTTTCGTTACCAGCACTGAGGTTATAGTTGGAAGCAGACATCTCACCAGTAATGAGCATATTACCAGCTTCATCTAAGAACAACCTATCGCCCAATCCATTAAAGTGTACAATAAATGCATCTTTAGAACCAGAACCATTGTAGTTATAATTATCATGTACCAACCAAGGATAGTTAGCACCAGCACCACTATTTCTCATTCCTGCAAGATATCTGTTATTGTGCCAGATACCAAGCGGATATGAACCAGAACCTGTTAAGTTACCTTGATTACCAAGCTCAAGAGTTTTAAGCTTAGAACGAGATGCAAAATCACCGAAGTAAGTTGTATCATCGTGATCATAGAATATTGGTGAACGCATGCTTGTTGGTGCATAACCATATCCATTTTGTGCAGACAGTTGATGTACACCGTTTGCATACAATCGAGTCCAGCTGTTGTCCTGCGCCTGCAACGACCATTCGTTTCGTGTATCATTATAGATACCAGCGTTAGCAGTACCATTAGACATAAAGACCCAATCATCTCTGATTGCGTAACCTGCCCAACCACCAGTATCACCTTCAACTTTAATTGTACCGTAGTTACCAGATGGTGAATCAATATATCTTCCAGCTACGTCTACTTGTAACTGATTTACTCTTTGAATATTATGAATTGACGTACTTGCTTGGTCAGTGTAATAAGCTGTGTTATTTGAATCGTAGAAGATAGGAGCTCTGAATGAACCTCTTGCTTGTACGTAACTGCTATCACGTGGGCCTTTCATTGCCCAGTTGCCATTTATAGAATTATTATAACCAAGTAATCCCCACTCACCATTACTAAGACCAGTTAGAGTAACTGGTTGACCAGTAACGCTATTAACTGTTGCTGATCCACCGCGATATGCAAGAGACATACCATATTTGTCTTGTGCGGCAGTTGATGAGTTGTGTTCTGAGAAGAATATGCGAGCTGAACCTTCACCACTTGAATCAGCATTACCTTCAATAGATAAGAATCGACCTTTAGTATTAGTACCATTTCCTGGTTTACCGAATGAAATGTTATTCATATACGATATAGTTGCAGGATCTACGTAATATAGATTGTCGTTAGAATCGTAATAACGAGGTGCATAAACATTTACTGAGAAATCAGCAGAGTTGTTATCTAAGTTAAATCTTTCTGCACCATTTGTAAAGATCTTATAGTTATTATTTGCAGCCCAACCAAAGTAAGAATTAGTATTTCCATTATGATAAACATAATCATCAAGAATAATACTATTCATGATTGAATCTTCGGCTGGATCTACATAATAGTTATTATCATTTGAATCATAGTAACGAGGTGCGTAGACATTAACTGAGAAATCAGCAGAGTTATTATCAATATTTACTCTTTGTGTTCCACCAGTCCAGATTCTAAATCTGTCAGCTGCATCAAATCCAATATAAGTATTTGTAT